GTAATTTCTATTGAGCCTCTTGGACTTTGAGTCAGAGACTTGTCTATTTTGTCTGCCATTTTTTATTTTCTCCAGTTTCACTGTTCTAACAGTATTATAGTTAATATTCAACCCCTGAGGCGTGGGTCCGGATTCAGGCGGCAGGAGCCAGGTCTTAGGGTATTTATTCATCATAAGTGTATTTTTTCATATCTTCTAAATCTATCTCATCAATGTATTCTTCTACATCTTTAAGCTTGCCCTCTGCATCAGGTCTAGCTGTTGCTTCATTGTAAGTTACGCCTCCGGTTTCAGGGTCAGTTTCTATTTCCATTTCCATGTCTTTTTCTAACATGTCACCTTCTTGTTTTCTTTTTTTAATTGTTATTTTATTACCTTGCTCTGTAACAATAAAATCATCTGCTTGATAAACATCTGCAAATTCATCTGATCTATTACCAGTAAAATATTTCATTCCTTTTTCTTCAGCTTTTAATTTAACTTTAGCAATAAGGTCCATTATAAAATCAGGGATACCATCTGCTCCTCTTCTAATTATCTCAGTTGTTTTTTCTGCAACCGGTGCAGCAAATTTAAGATACTTTCCAATTATAGGAAGTGACATAAGCCCTACTCCTAGTTTTATAAATTTTCTTTTTTTAGGATCTTCTGGTCCATCAGCATAACCAACTCTGCCACCCACTGCCATCATTTGTTCAGGCATTGGTTGTGGTTGAAATCTTTGACCTGTTATTGTGTCAAATAAATTTCCAACCGCTAATGCTCTAGTTTCTGCTATCTGTTTATCTCTAGCAGCATTTTCCATCTCTCTTACTTTTTTTGCTTCTTCATATTTTTTCTCAGCTTCTTGTCTAGACATATCGGATTTTATATTTGGTGTATCAAAGTCTGTATCTAAACTAGAAAAGTCATCTGTAATTTGTTCTCTCATCTCTGCTTGTTTAACAACTGATCTTGCTTCTCTTCCTTCAGGGGATAACGCCATAAGATCTTTAGTAGAACCAATTAAATCAGTTCCAATAAAACCTTGTTCCAAAGCTTCTGCAATTGGTTTACCTTCTTTAAATGCTTTATAAGTATCATAAGCAACTAATGGTGTTGCAGCCACACCTAAAGTTTTTAAACCTGCACTTAAATATTTTGCTCGTTTTAAATCACCAGGAATATCTTTAGCCATCTCAAATAAATCTGATAGGCCTGGTATTTTAGAATAAATTCTTCCATCTCCAAGTTTTGCAGCTTTTTCAACTTTAGCTAAGATCTTGGGGTCTTTTAAATTTTCTTTCATTTCTGTAATAGGTTTTAAATCTGATGGTATTTTAAAAGAGTAACGTTGGTTAGCATAAACTTCATTAAAAGCTTTTTTGTAATTATCATTTAAATTTTTATAATTAGCATTTGTCTTACTTGGCTTATCTAAACTAACTTCAGGTATGATTATTTTTTTAGAGCCTTTTCTTCTATCTTTATTAAAAAGATTTTCTGCTGCTCTAGCTTCTTTATTAAATTTTTTAACAGCATCATTAATTTGTTTTTTATCTTTTGATTGAATAGCTTCTTGTAGTTCTAATTCTAATTGAGATTTTCTAGCATCCCATCCTACTTTTAATTTATTTTTACTAGCATCTATTATTTGACCATATATTCCATATGGTGTGCTTGCTCTATTAACAGAACTAGCTACACCTAAAGGCTCATCAATGTCGTAAGCTTTTGCTATTCCTGATTTTATATACTTTGGATCTTGAACAATTCTACTTTTTGTACCTTTAATACTTGATTCTCCAACAGATTTACCTATTAAAGCTTCATTCATATTTCTAATGTAGTTGTTATAAGGAGAAGATTTTAAAATTTTTGTAGCATTGTCTTTAAACTTAGGTTTGATATTTAAACCTCTATTGTCTTCAACACCTGTTTCTGAGTAAATACTAGCAAGTTGTAACAGTCTTGTTGCAGCTTGTGAGTCACTTACAGAGCCAATAACTTTTTTAACTTTGTTAATATCTTTAATACTTGTCTTGCCAGTTTTGAAAATATTATTAATATCTTTATCCTTTGATAATTCTAACAACTGTCTATTAACACCTTGAGATTCTTGTTGTGCTATTCTAGCGGCTGTTGTTGCATCTAAAATATTTACATTTCCTGCATCTACAGCATTTTTAATTGTGTAAAAATCAAAGTTTCCTAATTTTCTTAACTCTTGTGATGAGGGTAGTCTGTTATTCTTTTTTTTAAAATTTTCTACAAAAGTTTGTAGTCTTTTTTGTGCTTCTGTTGCTTGACCGCTTCCTTGTTTAACTACTGGTCTAGCAGAAAACTCTTCTTCAGTAATTGTTATAGGTGCTTCACCGCTTTGCATAGATTTTATAAAACTATCAATTGTACTAGACTTATTGTTTTTAAAACCTAATTCTTCATTTATTGTAGGAATACTTTTTCCTGCTAAATAACTATCTTTTATTTGTTGTCCAAATTGTTCTAATGAACTACCTGCATAAAAATTTTCTCTATCAGATACTTCAATCTGTTCTGTAACCTTTTCACCTAACTCACCAAAGTAAGGCATTAACATTTCTGTGTGTTGTTCTTGTGTAATCTCTCCATCTTTGAGAGCTTCATCCATATACATTTTTAAAATAGAAACTTTACTTCGAGGCATTAAATTGCCTTTTGCTTTTTTCAGTGTTTGCATTTTATTAATGAGAGTTGATTGAGGAGTTCCATCCTGAAAACCAGGACGTCTCATGTAAGACATCATTTGATTATAATCGTTAAGTTTCAAGTTAAACTCCTAATATGTGAGGTAGTCCACCTGAAGCATTATTTTTTCTTCTTGTGACTTTATCAAACTCACCTTGAAATTCTAAAGTATCACCTTTTTCCATTAACAATTTATCATAAGAGTCAGGATCTAATCTTCTATTTTCTAACATCTTAATAACTCTACCTTGAAGATCAGGCTCCATTTCCATCATTTGATCAATCATATCTTCATCTAGTTCAGGGAAATTTTGTTTAAGTTTTTCTCTACTTAATTTAAAACCTTTTGGTACTTCAGGTACATCTAAAATTTTTCTAGATTCCATTGTAATTGTATTTGGTTTATTTCTAGCTTCAAATTCTGAAATTAATTGTTGTGTAGTTTTTTCTGGTGATTCTATTTCATCAGCAGTTTTCATGGCGCCTTTACCAAATTTTTTATTAATCATATCTACTAATTTCATAATTCCTTTAGGTGTTCCTAAGGCAAAACCCATTCTACCACCATCAGCTTTTTTAGGTCTAACTACTTCATTAAAAGTTCTTTCATAAAAATCTACAGTGTCACTTATATCAACACCTTCATCCATGGCATTACTTTTAATTTTTGCCATAGTAATTCCAAAGTCATCAGACTTTGTTCCTGAATACATAATTTTCATTACTAAATCATCATTATCTAATTGATCTACTAAATCATCAAACATATTAGATCTAACCACAGCACCCATATCAACAGTATCAAATATACCTTGACCTGCATCTTCAACTAAGTCAGCTACAAAAAGTTTTTGTTTTGTAGTTTTAGCACCTAGATTACTAATTATACCTTTAGCCTTATTTAATTTTCTTGCATTCTCATCCATTGTAAATGCTGACATTTGTTCATCAGTTACAAATGGTCTATCTAAATCTGGTTTGTCAAAATAACCTTTACCAAATTTTCTATCAACTAAGTCTTGTACAACATCTTCTTTGCTTTTAGTAAATTCAACTACTTCATCAATAGGTTTCTTGGTTCCTGAGGCCTGAGTCATGATACCAGTATCAAGAGTGGATATGTTTTCACCTTGTGAGGTAATTTTTCTTTTAGCCTCTTCCATAATCATCTCTTCTTCGATTGGATTAGGATCTCTTTTAGTTTGTTTTTTGAAACCTTTTTTAAGAGCATTAAAAGCTGCAGTTATTGTTTTATATGGTCCCATAATTAATAATACGTCCTCTGTTGTGGAGGCATTTTATCCTCCTCATAATCTTCAGGGTGCTTGATCAAACCTCCCTGTCTAAATCTCATTACAGCTTGCGTCATGGAATCCACTAGATCATCATGGTCTCCGTAAGGAAAAGCTGCACATTCCTCAATGACTTCTTGTGCGAAGTCCATATCTTTGGGCGCCCATATCAGTCCCGACTCAAAGAGCGGAGATACTGCGTTTACCCTCGTGTGTTTATCATTACCACGCGATGGTGAGAAATTTATAACAGGAATACCCATTTTGCGCAACTCATAAGTTAGAGGCAGACCACTGGCTTTAGATTCAATGATTACAGTTTCAGGGTTCCAGTAACCATATTGTTCAAGAGCAATACGCCGGAGTTCAGGAAATTCATATCTACCTTTTAATGCATCAACTAAAATTAAACTTGGTGGGGCATCTTCATTTTCTTGAAACACACCCCACGTTGTTATTGCACTATAATCAGCTGTCTCCTTTTTCATAAATGCAGTGTCATAAGATTGTATAATATGTTGCAATGGTGGCATGTCTTCCTCTTGCCAATCTCTCCACCACTCACGTTTTATTAAAGCTCCTTCTTCTGAAGTTGGGTTTTGCATATACTGTGCATTCCATTTACTCAGAGGAATACTAGCTTTAACAGATTCTAAATCTTTTAAATTCCAATACTCCGGCCAGACAGGTTTACCTGAAGGTAAGATAGCAGGAAACTCTACAATTTCCCACTGATCAGATTTAATTCCTTTTTGAGCATTTAATAATCTACCTGTTAAATCTTTTTCATTCCATCTTGTCATGATAACAACAATTGATCCACCAGGTTGAAGACGTTGTCTAGGTCCTGATGTGTACCATTCATAAGTTCTTTCAAGAGCTTGGTTGTTCATAGCATCTTGTTCAGTATGTGGGTCATCAATAATTAATAGATCAGCTCCCCGTCCGGTAATAGCAGAGCCAACACCAGCAGCATAGTATTCACCACCTTGCTCGGTTTCCCATTTACCTGCAGCTTGAGAATCAGGATTAAGCCTAGTTTTAAAAACTGATTTATATTCTGGTGAATCCATCAAAGCTTTTGCTTTACGACCAAACCTTACAGATAATTCAGTTGTGTTAGTAGATTGAATAATTTTTAATTTAGGGTTTCTGCCTACCATCCACGCAGGTAAAAGATAAGAGCCAAATTCAGACTTGGTATGTCTAGGTGGCATATTAATAATTAATCTTTTAATTTTACCTTGGGCTAGTTTATCAAACTTATCTGCAATTTTTTTATGATGTTTACCTTCTATAAAATCAGGCCAGACATGTTTTACAAAATCCATAAAATTATTTTGTATTCCAGTGGTCTTTTTCTTCTCACCATACTGCGCAGCTAATAAAGCAAATTGTCTTCTGACATCAGCAGGTAATTTATCAAAGTTCTTTAGTTTATCTTTATCTATCATAGCAAAAAATTTTTCCGCAAAATTTTTGCAGAATTTTTTTGGAAACTCAAAAAGTATTTTACAGGTTTAAATGTATGAATCAAGCCATAAAGGGGATAGTCTGGGACCCCTTTTCTGCAAATAAAAAAACAATTATTTAGTTAATTTAAAATTTAGGATGGACCCTGGTACCTCTATCAATTAAGAAGTACCAGGAAAGAGAGAGGTTTAGTCTAGTAATGTCATGTATGCTTTAGCATTCATTCTACTAAACATAGATAAACCTTGTTGTACTAAAGTATAGTTCTCTAGTTCTTCATCTAGTTTAATCTGATCGTATAACTTAGCCTCTTCTTCAGTTAACATCTCAGATTGACCTGAGTATGGGTTAGTTCTTTTTATATTTCTTTCTGTCATATCTGGGACCATATAGGATAAGTCAAGCATTGTCAACCCTTTGTATTGTAGTTCTTGGACCCCAATGCTCATTGCTCTCGGTTACCTTATGATAACCCCCACTCTCTCGTCTGTGTCTGATAAACTCAATCGGTCTGCCCTGTTCAATACTTTCCATATGTACATTTAACCAATCGTGCTCACAAGCTTGACTACAAAAGTATTTACCTCTTGTATTATTATAGTAGTGATCTCTATAGCTTTGGTCCATATTTACAAGTGCATACCTACCTCTGATTACACCTCTAGATTTTAGAAACCTGTCTTGTGTAGTTCTAGTATGGCAGTCTGGTCCTTGGCAAAAATGTTTATTCGGCATCTGGAATACCCCCAAACATTGTCATTACTCCACCAAATAAAAGTAATATTGAAACTACATAATGCGATGAATGTAATGTCACAACAAAACCTAGAAAGACTAGTAGAAACCCTACTAGCAACATTGTAAGTCTAAAAAATATTTCCATTAGTACCTCACATTCCAAGTTTTTTTAGCTGTTCTATAACCTTGTGCGTCAAGGTCAAAGTAAGTCATTAAAGCATCGCCAATTTTAGACTGCCAAAATCTTGACTTGCTATCCCATTTACCATTCCTAGTAATATGTTTTTTATCTTTATTTGAGTAGTATGTTATTTTAAAGTGTTTATCTTGTATCATTCTTTCCTCTCTTTCTATGGGTATCCTATACTAAATAGGATACCCTGTCAAATGTTAATTTAAACTTTCTTCGTATTGTTTTCTAGCCAATATCTTCGCCTCTCTTGATTGATTTTTATTCTTCATTCCTTTAATCATACTTGCTAGATTACTAGGATTGTAGATAGTTAAACCTGTTGAGTTAGTTCTTATTAACTCTGCCTCATCAAGTTCAATACCAAGTTCAGTAGCCAACTCAATACCCTCTGATAGATACCTGTATGCTTTCAATCCTATTTTTAATTGGTCGCATTGTTTTTGAATTGTATCAATCCAAGTTTGATGTTTAGAAACTAAATTGCCTTTTGCAGTTCGCCAAGTTTCAAACGCTTGGTATTCATCTTTGGTACAAGCTATTGCTCTTGAACGACAATAAGATGTTCCAATAACATCAAGATAGTATGGGTCATCAAAACCTTTTGATATACCAATATTATTTTCACTGCGATCATAACTACTATTATGAGAATATCCCAATGCTTTCATACATTCTTCAACATGTTTTGTTTTGTGTGGATTATCTTTGTTTTCATTTTGTTGAGCATAGATATCTGGGTTGCAATCTTTTGCTTTTAGTTCTTCTCTAAAATATGCAACTGCAAACTTTTTACCCTCTTCATCACTATACTCACTACCATTTAGATTGCCAAACAAACCAAAATCAAAGTGTGATTTAGTTTGTTTTTCTTTACCCTCATCATCAACATCTTCATTGTGTGCAAAATAAAAACATTTATCTTTTGCTACAACATCACATGGGTCGCCATATTTCTTTTTGAAAGTTCTTAATACTGCAACATCTTCTTTTGGATAAGACCTCTCAACCACATCTTTTGCAAGTTCGTGAGCTACCTCATATTTATAAGTGACATCTTCTCTTGCTTGAAGATATGCTTCTCTTTCCTGTGTGTCCTCATTCTCAAAGACATTTTTTATTTTATTAAAGAGTTTGTTTCTTAACTCGGTGTTCATTCTTATTTTAGACATTGTGTCCTCTCTGTTAGTTTATTAATTTAATATTTTTAATTTACACTATTGACATTCTTTGTCAATAGGATTATATATAAATTTCCTATCTTGCTTGATTAGTTAACAGCAATGTATAACCTGAAGAGTGGTAGGAATAATCAGTCATTATTGACTGTGAGTATAAACACTAGAACACGGGTGAAGATAATTGGGGTACCGGTCCAATGAGACTAGATAACTGACGATCTCTAGGCCCCGCGTAGCATAGTGGCTGATTATTATTTGGTGGCTGAGCCTTTAGATCCTTGCCCGGGGCCCGGATCTATAAAGACAAGTGATGTGTGAATTGACACAAGGTACTTGGCAGCCTCCTAATGAAAAGGAGATTTAAGAGATGAAAAGAATTAAACACAACGACCTAACACATTACTTCCTGCGGGACCACTCAACGCTCCCGCGGGCGTACCTGGCCAGCTGTGAAAAGTTTTTTAAAAGAATAAAGCTTGAACCTTTAGCGTGGCTTCAAGCTCCAAGCAGCAAGCCACAAGCTTCAAGCCGCAAGCTTGACAAAGTAAAAAGATTATAGTATAGGATAAAAAAGGAGAAAGTATTTATGAAAGTAAAAGAAGCAGAAAAAATCACAGGGTCAATGACTCGAACAAGTAAAATGCCAGGCCTGAGTATTAGTCTTCCAGCCTGGGAGTGTAAGACAGGCAGCAAGCTTAGAAAAATTCCTGGCAGTGTCTGCGCTAGTTGTTATGCCCTGAAGGGTAACTATACAAGATACCCAGCAATTAAAGCTGCGCAATATGTAAGACTCGAAGCCTTGAAGGATAAAGACTGGACCGCTGCGATGGTGACTCAAATCATCAGGCAAAAATATTTCAGATGGCATGATGCAGGGGACGTCCAGGACCTGGACCATCTT